GTTTCTGGACGAGTAATATCAGCCCAGATAAGAATTTGTTCACCAGAGCCTTTAAAGTCTCTAACGAATCTAATTGTTTTAGTAACAGGATCGAATGTATAGATAACAAAGCCACCAAACATTCTAGCGGCGAGTTCTACATAGCCTGCATAGAAGTCATACGTTGCTAGTCCACCAGCATAGTTGAAGTTTAACAAGTAAGTGTTTAGAATTGCACTTGAGAATGGATCGAATGACGATGCACCTGGACCTGTTTCAAGTCCTATTGTTCTTCTAAAGACTTGTCTTACATTAATAAACTCAGCAGGCAATGTGTAAGTGTCTTGGTCTTTTGCTACTGTTAACAAAGTATAAGATTCTTGTACTGAGTTTTCTGCTCGTTGTCTATATATTTTGACAGCAATATTATATGCGGCTTCATAATGCTCTGGATCTAATTCAAGGTCCACAATACCATCTCCCAACCTATAACGGATGTTGTCAAACATCGATTCTTTTAATTGTTCGAGGTTTTGGTTGTTCGGTACTGCTAATTCGTTTGCGGCCATAAAATAAATTCCTGTTACGAGTATTTATCTTCCTTAGAATGCCTTTAAGATAACAAGAGCATCATTAAAACGGCCAGTCGGTTTGATACCTACTGCTTTGATCTTGTCAAAGTAAGTTCTTGCGGCAGGCTTGCCTCCCATGACCTCTTTGATCTGTTCTTGAGGCTTACGCAATGTTTTGATTTGACTTTTTGTTTTATCAAATCCAAGCAATGTATTACCTTTAACAAACATCTCTCCGCCTAACTCATCTGCAACGTAGTGATGTAGTTTGCGTTTAGCTGTATCGTAAACCCAGGCTTCTTTACATAAGTGAAGTTCTGTTGGACGCACACTTTCTAATTTCATTTTAGATGTTGCACATTCAAAACGTTTTTGATACTTTAACTTAGACACTGCTTTCTCAGGAGATATCGGTTTAGTCTTGCGTTTAGCCCTAGATTGAATCTTCAGAGTAGCATAAGAATTCAACAAACTAACAATAGTGTCATAAGCACCGACAGTTGCTTTAAGTTTCTTTTTACTAAAATGACTGTATGCTTCAACTAACTGCTCGTCTTTTCCTGTTAATACTTCTTTAAATTCCTTTTGTTCTTTTTCGTATGTTGTAACTAATTGAGGAATATGCTGTGCTAATGGATTGTATGTGTTTAAGATTTGCATAATCCGAGTATTGAATTTGATATCAATTTTTATTTCATCTTCGAACCATTGATCTAAAATACCATCAATCTCTCCACCAGCTTCTAATAATTTATCTCGCATGATATCTTGTATAGAAGGACGATTAGGCTTTTCTTTAATCTTTTCTTCTTTCTCTTTTAGAATTTTATTACCTGATTCTAACCAATCTGGCTTATGTTTCTCAACATGGTCTCTATTTGCTTGTGGCAGATATCCTACTTTTGTTTTGAAAAAGAATGCACTTGAAGATGGACCAAAAACCCAGTCTGGATTTCTTAGAATGACTTCTATATCTTCTATTGTCCAATCTGATTCTTCCTTAATCCATTTTCTTGTGATTGAAAGACGTTTTTTATCATTGATCTCAGTACGAATAAAGTACTGGCAGTCTTGGTATGCTTTAGACTGTTCTATAGGATCTATGATCTTTTTGAATTTTTCCCACTTAGGTTCAGGGGTAAAATATACTGTTTTTTGTTTTCTCTTAGCCATTTTCTTCCCAATTCATTATATAGTTCATACTTAGTTAAAAGATTATACAGTAATTTTTTTTACAAAGCAATCTTTTATTTACCCATTTAGTTCCAGAATTGTAGCAATGATTCTGTTACGATAAATATATATATGCCAAGATTATCATTATATCGTCCCGAAAAGCAAAACGACTATCGTTTTATGGATAGAAATATCTCTGAACAACTGACAGTTGGCGGTACCGATTTGTACATCCACAAGTATTTGGGACCAGAAGATCAGGGCCCATCTGTTGATTATACTCAACCTCAATATGATAAATTGGATCCAACAAACATACAAGACTTATTGTTCTTAGAAAACAGAGATCGTAAGTATGCTAAAGATATCTATCGATTACGTGGACATTATAGTGTACAGAACTTAGACTTTGATCTCAGTCAGTTTGGTTTATTTTTAAGTAATGACGTTATTTTTGTTACAGTTCATTACAATGACATGATTGATATTGTAGGCAGAAAACTTATGGTTGGTGATGTACTAGAGTTACCTCACTTACTTGACTACAATCCGCTGGATGAAAAAATACCAGTAGCACTCAAAAGATTCATGCAGATCACTGATGCAAACTATGCAAGTGAAGGATTCTCTAGTACATGGTATCCTCATCTTTGGCGTATTAAGTGTGAGCCATTAGTTGACAGCCAAGAATTCAGTGACATCTTACAACAACCGATTAACCTTGATAATTATTTAGGTGATTGGGAAAAAACAAAAGTCTACCCACCTGGATACTCAATGACATTCGGTGATAAAAATTACATCGCTATACAAGAGGTGCCAGCTGGAGTTAAACCTGGAGCAACTGATCCTGATCCTTATTGGCAACTTGATACGAACAATTCATTAAAAGATATATTAGGAAGATACAACGAGAACATCCGAATCAACGATGCTAACTTAAAAGAAGCAGAGCGTCTTGTTCCTAAAGCAGGTTACGATACAAGTGAACTATATGTTGTACCTGGTTACGGTGAATATGAAGCAAACGGTAAGTTATCTAAGAAATACAATCAGCCAGCACCACCAACAGATGTTCGATCATGGATGCCTGGCAACTCTGCACTAAGTGGTACAGGACAAGTTATTACAATGCGTAGTAATGATTATCGCAATGATTCAAGTGGTGTTAAGATATCTAAAGAATTATTAGACGTAATGCAGAATCAACTTAAAGATAAAATAGATATGCAATCAGTTATCGACAAATTTGTACAAGCATCATTGTCTATTACTGAGATGGCTCCTGAAATGTCAGCAACCGGAACTAGTTCCGGAGCATTAGAAGGAACAAAAGTTCTATCAGTTCAAATAACAGGTCTTGTTACAGGTCCATACGGTACTGCTGATAACACTTACGCAACAGCAGATCAAAATCCAGAAGCCTTAGGCTTCACAGGTACTGAACCATATGGTCCGAATACAATGGACTACAGAGCAGATTGTGATCCTAGATTCCAATTCATTGCTCGTGCAACTCCAAGAACATATGGATACACAGCAGGGTATATGACAGGAACTGAAATGGCTCCAGACGGATTACCTACTGGCGCTGGTATATCTTTCCCAGCAAACCCGCAAGTAGGAAATTACTTCTTACGCATTGATTACTCTCCTAATCTATTGTATAGATGGGACGGTCAGCTTTGGGTTAGAATTTCAGAGAATGTAAGAACGACAACTGGATTCGGTGCAACTGATGCGTCACAATTATCTGAGTTTATCAATAATTCAACACTCATTTACAGTGAAAATGAAAGTAGCAACATTGCTTCAGCACAACCATTATCACAGATTTTAAAATTAGCACCAGATCCAATACCCCCAAGTGACGGGACTTAAAACTTATGGCACAATATTTTTACGATAACCAAATTCGCAGATTCTTAATTCAATTTGCAAAAATCTTTAGTAACTGGTACGTGACTAAAGGAAAGGACCCTAACGGAAATGATATCTTAGTTAGAGTTCCAATTCAATACGGAGATTCAAGTAGACAAGCATCTACTATTATTGCCAACAATTCGGCATCTAACCTTCCCTCTGCGCCTTTAATTACATATTACATCAATGGCTTAGAATATGATCAGAGACGCACACAGGAGCCCTTCTTCGTTGAGAAGCAACAAGTACGTCAAAGATCATACAATACAGAGACCGAGTCTTACGAGACAGTACAGGGGCAGGCCTTCACTGTTGAGAAGTTAATGCCAGTGCCTTATACATTAAGACTTCAAGTTGATTTTTGGACAACTAACTATCAACAGAAATTAGAAATCATTGAGCAATTAGGTACATTGTTTAATCCAAGTTTAGAAATACAAAGCACAGACAATTACATAGATTGGACTTCATTGACAGTTGTATATCAGGATGGGTTAACATTCTCATCTCGTACTATACCACAAGGCACAGGTAATCCAATTGACGTAATGAGTTGGAAGTTCTATATTCCGATTTGGCTAACTACATCTTCTAAACTTAAAAAATACGGTGTTATTAATAAAATTATTGCTTCTATTT